GTTCTTCATTTAAATATGGTGAATACAATTCTCTAAATTTCTCAAGTTTATTATATTTTACTAACATTCTAACAAAACTTGCTGACATTGCATGTATTGGAATAGATGACATATCTTTTGAATCTAATTCTTCAGGTGTTAATAATAACAAATTGTCCGCTTCTGTAAGTTCACCTTCATTCGTTTGTTCTCCTTTTCTATCTAAATCTGCGCCTTCAATAGAAGATATTTGTTTCCATGAAGAAAAGTATTTTTTAATTTGTTCAAATAAGTCTGCTCTATCATCACCACTAACAAAATATAATTTAACATTACCAAGTTGTTCTTGTTTTTTATTTATAATGTCAATAAGCGGAGTAAACATTCCTGCTTTTGGAATATCTGGTACACACAACATAATTATATTAATATTTTGAATTTTATCTGCATTAATTGGATTTTTTTCCTTCATTTTTTCTTTAACTAAATCAATCATTGGTATTAATACATTAATTTTTTCTGGACAAGGAATAGGATTTTTATCATTATCTACTGTTTTAGATAAAATAATAAAAACTTCATTTGTATTATTTTCAATTGCTTTATCTATTAATGTTTCAATTAAAAATAAATGCCCAGGTGTAGGTGGATTCATTCTACCCATTGTAAAAATTATAATATCATTTATATTATTCATTTATTATATATATTGAATATATTTATTTATTTGTAGAACATCAAAATCATATAAAAATATTTAAAATAAAATTGAAATAATTTAAAGAAATAATATTAATATTATTGAAACTTAAACAAAATGGATTTAAATCAACGAAAATTAACGCGTTCTGAATGGAATTCTATTGAAGTTCCTATTTCAGAAGATGAAATAAATATTTTAAAATTATTAAAAAGTGGTTATTATGATACAAATATAAAAATAAATAATACTCATTCAATTTTTACATTTTTAAAAATTGAATATAATGAAAAAATGGAAGATTATTTATACAATAAATATTTACGTAAAGAAACTGATGTAATAGAAGAGGAAATATATAAAACATTTCCAGAATATAAAAAAATGAAAATAGATGGAATTGTAAAATTAAATTCTATTGATAGGTTGCGTTTAGAAAGATTTGATGAAAATAGTTTAAAAAAAATAGATGTTTATGAGTTTGTATTATTATTTCATTGTAAAAAAATTGTAGAATATAAAAACCAATCTAATACAAAAATGTTTCATTTTCATTATTTTACATTGTATAAATTAAGTAAAAATCATATTATACGGTTGAACCGTCATGTCATTGAATTTGTAAAAAGAATTTTAAATATTTATCAAGATGAAATTCAGATGTCAATTATTATAGAAAACGGATTTCAATTCATTGAAAAAAATGAAAATTTATTAAAATATGGAGATATGACTCTTTATGATCATCAAAAAGAAATTTTTACTATTTGTAAAAACCCTAATCCAAAATTAATATTATATATGGCGCCAACTGGAACGGGTAAAACATTAACACCAATTGCATTATCTGAAGAGAAAAAAATAATATTTGTTTGTGCGGCAAGACATGTTGGGTTAGCGCTTGCAAAATCAGCGATATCGGTTAATAAAAAAGTTGCATTTGCTTTTGGATGTGCAAGCGGAGATGATATTCGGTTGCATTACTTTGCTGCTAAAGAGTTTACTAGAAATAAAAAAACAGGTGGTATTGGAAAAGTAGATAATAGTGTTGGAGATAATGTAGAAATTATGATTTGTGATATAAAATCTTATTTACCTGCTATGTATTATATGTTGGCTTTCTTCAAAGCAAAAGATATTATTTTGTATTGGGATGAACCAACTATTACAATGGATTATGATGATCATGTATTTCACGACAATATTCATAAAAATTGGAAAGAAAATAAAATACCAAATGTTGTTTTATCTTCAGCAACTTTGCCAAAGTTAAACGAATTGACAGAAACAATACCTAATTTCTTGAATCAATTTAAGTACGCTAAAATATTTAATATTGTAAGTCATGATTGTAAAAAGTCAATTCCTATTATAAATAAAGATGGTTTTGTAGTATTACCTCATTATTTAACTAGTCAATATGAAGATATTTTAAAAATTGCAAATCATTGTGAAAATTATTTGACACTTTTACGTTATTTTGATTTAAAAGAAGTAATTGAATTTATTCATTTTATATTTATACATGAATACACAAATAAAAAAATGGCATTTGAAAGGCATTTTGACACATTAAATGAAGTAACAATGACAAATATAAAAATATATTATGTGAAATTGTTACAAAATATTTCACCTGAAAATTGGCAAATAATTTATGAGCATTTTATTCAAGTTAGACAACCAAGAATATTTGAAAATACAACAGTGGATACAAAAGGGAATAGAATATTTAAAATAAATAGTGTTGGACCAGGTATAAATAAAGAAACTAAAAGTAAATCATTGGCAGGAGCGCCAATTACAAAGTTAGCAAGTGAACAAATATTACCTAATACAAATGAAAAAATAGAAAAAATGGGTACATCTGGTGGATATGTTACAACAAAAGACGCCTACACATTGACAGATGGTCCAACAATCTTTATTTCAAATGATATTGAAAAAATAGCGAAATTTTGTATTCAACAAGCGAACATTCCAGCGTCTATTATGGAAGAAATTTCTAAAAAAATAGAATATAATAACGCTATTAATGAGCGTTTATGTGTATTAGAATCAGAAATAGATTTGATTAAAGAACAAGCAGATAAAAAAGTTAAAAATGCTGTTTCTGATTCTCATGCAGGAACTAAAGTTGCTAGTAGAAATAAAAGTAAAGATTCTAAAAAAGTAAATAAAGATTGTGAAAATGATGGAGAAAATAGAAGTAAATTATCAAAACTTACACAAGAAGTAAATTCGTTGCGTGGAATGATTAAATACGCAACATTAAATGACGCTTTTGTTCCAAATAAAAAAATGCATTTAGAAAGATGGGCGAATGATCTTGATACAACTGGATCTTTTAGTAGTAATGTAGATGAACAAACAGTCTGCAATATAATGGCGTTAAATGGAGTAGAAAATTCATGGAAAGTATTGTTGATGATGGGTATTGGTGTTTTTATGAATCATGAGAATATTACATATGTTGAAATAATGAAAAAACTTGCTGATGAGCAAAAGTTATATATGATTATTGCTTCAAGTGATTATATTTATGGAACAAATTATCAATTTTGCCATGGATATTTGAGTAAAGATTTAGATCTTACACAAGAAAAAATTATTCAAGCAATGGGACGAATTGGACGAACCAATATTCAAAAAACATATACTATTAGGTTTCGTGATGATCAGCAAATATTGAAATTGTTTACTTCAGAAACAGATAAACCAGAAATTATAAATATGAACCGTTTGTTTCATACACAAAAAGTTATATGGCAAAATAACAACTATATTGAATTTCCAGAAGAAGATGAAGAAACAGAATAAATAAATTTTTAAAAATACAAATAAAATTAAAAAAAGTTAATAAATAAAAATAATAAAATTTATTTATTTTATAAAAGTAATTTAATATTTATATTTATGAATTAAATAAAAAATTGAAATCTTTTTTATTTAATTCATAAATATTAAATTACTTATCAATATAAGATTCAACAATGAATTTATTTATTCTTTCCCTTATTCAAAAAGAAATTGCTCAATACATGATGGATAAACATGTTAGTAAAATATTATTAGAAGCAGTTCAAATGTTATGTTCTGCAAAAAGAATATTGGATCCAGATGATGTTATAAATGAAAAAATATATAAATTGGCGCATAAAAATCATCCAGTAACTATTTGGTGTAGAAAATCAAAAGAAAATTTCTTGTGGACGTTAGAATTAATTGAAGAATTACATAATGAATGGAGATACAGATACAATCACCCAGAAACAAAATTCCACAAATCTTATTTAGTTGCACAATTATTAAAAGAAAATTTGCCAAGTGATGATAAATTTGAACAGCGATATTTAACACCATTTGCTCTTGCAATGCCAGATAAATATAAATCGGATGACGCTATATTATCTTATAGAAATTATTACATGTCGGAAGAAAAACAAAAAATTGCTTCTTGGAAAAAGAAAAGAGAGAAACCAGAATGGTATATTATTAATTAAAAATAATATTTCTATATAAAAATTTTTTTTCATAATCTAATATTTTTTATAACTTATATTACACAATTTACATAATGTATCTTTTTCACATACATAAAATAATTATTTCGGAACTCATTCAGTTAGAACTTTACTTTACATTTTTATAAGTTATCCAAAAACGTATTTAAATCAGTATCTTTTTGTAATTTTTCAAATAAATAACTAGGATGATATTCTTTCATAATTTTAGGTTCTCTTATTTTCTCCCATAACCATTTTTTAAATTGTCGTTTGAATTTCAACGACCAATATAAATGACGGAAATTATTTAATGTTTGTATTTGTTTTTTACATACATCTACTTTTATTGTATACCTTTCAATATCAATGTTAGTATCTATTATTTCACCAATTGGATTATCATAATAACAGAATGTTTGTAAATTTTCATTCAAATATGGTAAAGAAGTCAATTGATTAAACATACAATATAAATATAGTAAATTTTCATTCAAATATGGTAAGGAAGTTAAATGATTATAATAACAATGTAATAATCGTAAATTTTTATTCAAAGATGATAATGAAGTCAATTTATTACACTGACAATATAAATCTTTTAAATTTTCATTCAAAGATGGTAATGAAGTTAAATGGTTAGACGAACAGCATAATATTTGTAAATTTTCATTCAAATATGGTAATGAAGTCAATTGATTATTACTACAATTTAATCTTTTTAATTTTTTATTCAAAGATGGTAAAGAAGTTAATTGATTATATGAACAATATAATTCTATTAAATTTTCATTCAAAGATGGTAAAGAAGTCAAGTGATTATATGAACAATTTATTAGTTGTATATTTTTATTCAAAGATGGTAAAGAAGTTAAATGATTATTCATACAATATAAGTATTCTAAATTTTTATTCAATGATGGTAAAGAAGTCAATTGATTATTACTACAATTTAATTGTTTTAATTTTTTAAACCTTTCTAAAGAAGGAATATATGTTAAATTATGTTTTTGTAAATCTATACGTCCTATATCTTCAGGTAAAGAATTCAAGAAGGCGTTTATATCAAAATAATTCTCTTTTACAAATTCCACCATATGTTTAAATTAATTCATAATATATTTTTAATTGAATATTAAATCAATTTTTTTATATAATATGGGCGTTTTAAATGATAAAAGGTGTAAAATTATAATAAGAATGTACACCTCTAGATTTGTAATCACATTGATTAAATTCAATAACTTTATAGTTATTTTCAATATATCATTTTACATTTTCAAAATCCATTATATTCATATTATAATTTATTATAAGATGAATATTTTATATAAATTTTATTAAAATAAAAAATGTATAACAAGTAACCATGCGCTTAATTGGAATAAGCACTCTTATTCCCAAAAGTTTCCAATTGGGGAGGACTGTATCTTAAGCCAACTCAGGTTGATTAGACCTTCATTGTTGACCCATATCCGTTCAGTCTCTGACGCCCTACCGTATCCTATCATAGCAGATTTAGGTAGTAAGCATGCGGATTGCCCAATCTTTTTCATTATTACCATACCCAAGTTCATTACTCTTGGCCAGATAGTACTTTCGTAACTATCCTTGGTAGAAAAAGCTCTAAGGGGTTTCCCGAACAACAAGATATGTTGCAATAGTCATAATAAATAACTATTACTAGCTGTTAGCCTGGGACAAAATTTGCGACGGCTTAAATGGTTTTCTATAGTAAGAGGTCGCTTTACTATAGCATACTGCTTTTTGGC